GAATTATTCGAAAAAACCCAGTTTCCAGTGGAAAGTTTCAACTTTTAATTTCGGCGGCTGACACGGCTGCCCTGACTTCTGGCGAATACTTCTACGACTTTGAGGTTTTCACGATTGACGGGAGAAGCCCCGTTGAGGTTCAGCGATTAATTCAAGGCAAATTCACGGTAAGGCCAGAGGTGACAGGATGACCGACACGGTAGTAATACGAGGAAGCAGCGAGGCCACAGTGGTCGTTGAAAGTGGTCAAATCCAAGTTGTCGATGTGGGCATTCAAGGGGCAACGGGTCAGGCTGGTCAGGGCGTTCCAACAACTAATCTCAGCACAGGCGCGATGATCGCCTATGACGGGGCAAACTTCAGCACCATCACTGAAATTCCAACACAAATCACTCTGAACGGGGGTAACTTCTGATGTCTACAATTAAGTTAAAAAGATCCGCAAGCACAGGAAGCCCAGCCAATCTTGGTCAGGGTGAAGTTGCTTATTCATATTTGTCAGGAACGCAAAACAATGGCGGTGATCGGCTTTATATTGGAACTGGTACGGAAACCTCTGGAAACGCGGCAAATCTAGATGTCGTTGGGGGGAAATATTTCACTGACATGATGGATCATGTCACTGGAACTCTAACGGCTTCCAGCGCTCTTCTTGTCGATAGCAATAAAAAAATAAATGAGCTTTTTGTTGATAACCTAAAGATCGACGGAAACACGATCACCTCTGAGGATACAAACGGGAATATCACCCTTGATCCCAACGGCACGGGTAAAGTTCAAATCAACTCAAACGCCACCATCACGGGCGACTTGCATGTTGAGGGAACGACTACAACCGTTGACAGCACAACCGTCCAGATCGCAGATCCGCAATTTGAACTTGCAAGCACGAACAACAATGACGGGTCAAACGGCGTTACAACTGATGCGGTGGATTTCGGCACATATGGTAATTACAACTCAGACCCAAGTGGAACCAACGCGACTGCATACTCTGGTTGGTTCAGAGATGCCTCAGACAGCGGGAAGTTCAAGTTTTATACTGGGCTAACCTCTGAGCCGACAACCACTGTAAACACGGCTCATTCGAGCTACGGGGCGGCAACTCTAGTGGCAAACGCCTTCGAGGGTACGCACACAGGCAACACAACTGGGGATTTGACGGGTGACGTTAAGTCAACCAACGGCACAAAGATCCTTGAAAATGGTTCAGATGGATCTGACGCTACTTTCACAGGTGTTGCGAGCAAGGCGACAATTCTGGAAACAGCGCGAACAATCGGTGGCGTTTCATTTAATGGCAGCGCAAATATCAACTTGGCTGGGGTCAATACGACAGGGAACCAAAACACAAGCGGGAACGCTGCAACTGCCACGGCGCTTGCCACGGCGCGAGCGATTGCCCTCTCTGGTGATGTTGTCGGTACGGCGAACTTTGATGGAACGGCTGGCATTTCGATCACAACCGCAATTCAAGCAAACAGCGTGGCACTTGGGACGGATACCACGGGCAACTTTATGTCTGATGTCGGGGTAACATCTGGAACGGGCTTGAGCGTGTCTCACAGCGCGGGAGAAGGCTCTACAGCGACTTTTGCGGGTATTGACGCCACAAACAGCGTGAAGGGCGTTGCATCGTTCGCAAGCGCTAATTTCGGGGTTTCCAGCGGGGCGGTTTCGATCTCAGCGATTGATGGTGGAACTTATTAATTAGTAAAGTGGAGTTCCACCAATGACCACGATCAAGCTCAAACGAAATACGACAGCGGGGGTTGCCCCCTCTGCCAGTGACCTTGAAGTTGGCGAAGTCGCGATAAACACGGCTGATGGCAAGCTTTATGTCAAGCACACCGACAACTCGATCAACGCTGTGCAAGGTGACAAAGGCACAAAGGGCGAGGTCGGGGCCACTGGCTCTCAAGGGGCCAAGGGTCAAAAGGGTCAAAAGGGCGAGGTCGGCAGCGCTGGTGCAACTGGCGACAAGGGCCAAAAAGGTGAAGTCGGAAATACTGGTTCGGCTGGTCAGAAGGGTCAGAAGGGTGAGGTTGGCGCATCTGGGGCCGATGGGTCTGACGGGGCAAACGGCTCAAAAGGTCAAAAAGGCGAAGTCGGAAATACTGGAAGCACTGGGGCTAAAGGCCAAAAGGGCGAGGTCGGCTCAAAGGGTCAAAAAGGCGAAGTCGGAGATAAAGGTCAGCGCGGAAACTTTGGTGGCGCTACGTTTGGTTATACGTTTAACAATTCGACAAGCGACATTGACCCGACTTCTGGCAAAATAACTCTCAACAATTCAAATCCAGCCAGCGCAACGCGCATGAACATTGACGATAATGCCAATTCAGATGGCACTGCGGTTGATATTCAAGGCTATTTGAGAACGATTGATGACAGCACATCGACGATCAAGGGCCATGTTAGGATTTCAAATGTCGGCAATGCTGATGACTTCGCAATTTATTCAATTTCCAGTGTTCATGAAAACTCAGGATATTTCAGATTAGTCATTGCTTACATCGACGGATCTGCAAGTTCATTTAGCAACAACGAAGAATTGATCGTCACATTTGCTCGAACTGGTGATCAGGGCCAGAAGGGCCAAACTGGTAGCACGGGAAGCACTGGCGGCACTGGGGCCAAGGGCCAAAAAGGCGAGGTTGGTCAAACTGGATCGGCGGGATCTAACGGCAGTAAAGGCCAAAAGGGCGAGGTTGGAGCCACTGGATCAGGTGGATCTACGGGATCGGCTGGCGCTAAAGGCCAAAAAGGCGAGGTCGGAAACACTGGGTCTACGGGCGGCACAGGCAGTAAAGGTCAAAAGGGTGAGGTTGGCGCACAAGGTTCTGGTGGCGCTACTGGATCTCAGGGTCAGAAAGGTGAGGTCGGCGCTCAAGGCGGGACTGGTGGAACTGGTCAAAAAGGCCAAAAGGGTCAGGCTGGGTCGAACGGCTCGAACGGCTCGAAGGGACAAAAAGGTGAGGTCGGGGCCACTGGTGCTGGCGGCTCAAACGGTTCCAACGGCTCGAAAGGTCAAAAGGGTCAAAAGGGCGAGGTCGGAGCTACGGGTTCTAGCGGATCAAACGGGTCAAAAGGTCAGAAGGGCGAACAGGGTATCCAAGGCATCCAAGGCGCTACGGGCAGCGCGGGTTCCAACGGCTCAAACGGCTCAAACGGCGCTAAAGGCCAAAAAGGTCAGGCTGGCTCCAATGGCTCCAACGGTTCCAACGGGGCAAAGGGACAAAAGGGCGAAGTCGGAGCCACTGGTTCTGGCGGTTCGACGGGCGCAAAGGGACAAAAAGGCCAAAAAGGTGAAGTCGGAAACACTGGGTCTACGGGCAGCGCGGGTTCGAACGGATCAAATGGGTCGGACGGCAGTAAAGGCCAAAAGGGCGAAGTCGGAAACACGGGTTCTGGCGGCTCAAACGGGACGAACGGCAGTAAAGGCCAAAAGGGCGAGGCTGGGTCGAACGGCTCGAACGGTTCGAACGGTTCCAACGGGGCAAAGGGCCAGAAGGGTCAGAAAGGCCAAACTGGAAACACTGGAAGCACAGGCGCGGCGGGTGGTTTTACAACAAACTCAAATGCCCAAGTGAATAGCCTTGGCGTCAACACTGGTGCAAGCGGAACTGCGGGTGAAATACGAGCAACAAACAACGTCACAGCTTATTATTCTGATGCTCGCCTCAAGAATTTCACAGGCCCAATTAAAGACGCACTTTTCAAGGTCAAATCTCTCACGGGATATTATTTTTATGAAAATGAAACAGCCAAGAGCCTTGGTTACAACTATGAGGGGCGTCAAGTAGGCGTGTCGGCTCAAGAGGTTGAGGCTGTACTTCCCGAAATCGTAACAAAAGCGCCAATCAGCGATGATTATAAAACGGTTTACTATGAAAAGCTGGTTCCCGTTTTGATCGAAGCAGTCAAGGAACTGGACGAAAAGGTAGAGAAATTAAATGGTACTTCAGACTAGCGGTGCAATTTCTTTAGCTGATATTGCAGCAGAATTTGGGGGTTCGGCCCCGCATTCTCTGAGCGAGTATTATGGAGCGGCTACTGGTGTTCCAGCGAGTGGTGCAATTTCAATAGGTACGTTTTATGGAAAGTCTGCCGCGCAAACAGTCACTTTAAACTCCAACGAACAAGAGATGAATTTGAGAACCAAAGCAGTAGCGCTTGGTTGGAACGGATCTTCTGCATTAATATTTGTTATCAATACTGGGAAATATGTCTGGTCAGACAACGTGACAGTAGCGGCTCTGACCACAGGAACAAACTTTCCAAATGGCCTCACTATTGTGAACAAAGGTTACATCATGGGGCGAGGCGGTAACGCCGACCATTCCTCTCAGAATGGTCAGGCTGGTGGCCCTGCAATCGAACTCAATGTCCCAGTCACAATTGACAACTCAAATGGCTACATTGGCGGTGGTGGCGGTGGCGGAGCGGGAAATTTTGGTGGCGGGGGGGCTGGTGGGGGTAAAAACCTTTTCAGTGATACCTATACTGCGGCGGTTGGAAACCAAAATAGTTCAGCAAGCTACACTATGGCGGCAGCTAATAACACTACGGGCTTGGGCAGCGTTTCGCTCACAAGGATTGGCAGTTCCCACAGTGAGACACATCACTACACCGCTATGCGCCACTACCTCCACAGTAGTGAGGGCGGTGGGCATGGTGGACTAGCTTCTGTTGCAGATTTCTTTTTTTAGGAGGGTAATGATATGGGTGGTGGTAGTCCAAGTCCAAGATTTGCAAGAAAATATAGGATAAGTGGGCAAACTGGTTCACGCAAAATGCCTGGTCAATCTCAGAGCGTGAAGTCAGGTAATTGCAATGGTTATTTCAGTTATTTGTTTAACCATTTGAATACCAGTTTTAACTCAGCCAACAATCTTCCTAATAACATTGCGTCAACCTCATGGCAGAACTCTAATCCAACAAGCTCAGTCAATAAGCCACTTAGACAGGGAATTATTGTTTCAACTATTGACGTGGGGGGCGTTGGTGGTGGCCCAAACGAAGAAGGATCAAATACTGGGTTTAATGGGTTTGCAAAAGATACCTATAATGACCCAAGGCCGACATTTAATCCTAGCCACAATGGTTCAACCACCACCGCTTTTTTTTCTGATGAGAGCCACTACACAGGATCAACGACCTCGACCACTGCAAATCAAACTTTTGTGGACAAAAATTCTAGATTTACAAACAATAATTTTCCTTTCTTTTTCGTACCAAACCCCACTTTTGCAGGTGTTCAGCCCAACTCAATACAAGCGAAAACTTGTGGCGGCGGGGGATGGGGCGCTGCGGGTGGATCAATGTATGGGGGTTTTACCGCCCCCGTTGTGGACAGAGCGGGTGGTGCGGGTGGCCCTGCGATTAAAACCAACGGAAACACGGTGACATTCAGCGCTGGAAACACAACTAGCCGCGTATTCGGGTCAGTAGTTTCATGAAAACATCTTTGAAGTTTTTTAAGGATTTAGGGGTTTGCGATGGAGCTTATGCGGCCCTGAGTGATGTATTTGAACAGGCTGGCGTTGAGTTTTTTGATTATGATGCTGGCTATCAGGTAATGCTCGGAATGGAAGATGAACTGCGCGAGAGGGCGAGTGCATCAGGTGAAGATGGTCACACAGAGGTTGCAGGATGGTTCGAGTGGTGTTTTGAGCTTAGAAATCGTGCAGATGCGATTATGTTTTTCAACGACCATATCGAAAAAAATGAGTTCAAAACTGACGATGGGCTTGTTCACCTTACAAGGGAAGAGGCTGAAGCGCATATAGAACTGGCTATAAATGAAGTAATTGCTGGATATAGAAACAATTTCGCAATCAATGGAATTGAGGTCACGGAAGCTGGCGAAACCTTGCATGTGCTGACAGATCTAGAAACGGCAAGCTGGGCGACTTTTGACAAATTCACATGGAGTGAAATGAGGGGCGGCATGAGGTATGAAACCACAAGCCCCACTGAGGCCTTGGCTCATCACGCTTATCAATCAGAGTATTTCAATGAGCTAGAAAAACTGAAAGTTTCGCAAAAGAAAAACAATATTAAGCGGCTAATTGCTGATAGCAGCGACACATATGAGGTCTGGGTTTAATGGGTTATAGAATTATATCTGGCGACGTGACGGTATTGGCGCAAGATGAGCAATATATTCGTCTTTTAGATAAAACAGAGCCGCTTTTGTTTGGGGATGACTTCCCATCAGGCGAAACTCCATACTTCAAAGGCCCATCAAGCAACACATGGTTTAAGTGTGAGCAGATAGGCGAATAATTTTAATGAGACAAAATTGGGTAATGTGGTCGGGGGCTTTGAATGAAGTTCAAATCTCCATGATATTAAAAGAAGCAGAAAAAATTGAAATTGAACGCGCCACAACAAACGACGAAAGCAATACGGATCAGGTTCGAAAAAGTGACGTTGGTTGGCTGGATGTTCCAGAAATTCAAAATTTGCTTTGGGAATATGTTAGGGCTGCAAACTATAATGCGCTTCGCGTGTTCGTAGAAAATATAGCACCGCTCCAATATACAGAATATAAAGCGGAACAGGGCGGTCATTATGATTGGCACGTTGACGTTGATTGGAATGAAGAGAGTTGGTTTGACCGAAAGCTCTCCGTCACTGTTCAACTGTCTGATCCGAGCGAATATTCGGGTGGAGAGTTTCAATTTAAAGAAACAGAAAACCCAGACGAAAGCTGTAAGGCAAAGGGAACGGTTTTAGTATTCCCAAGCTATCTACTGCATAGGGTGACTCCCGTAACAAGCGGCACAAGGAAAAGTCTTGTTGCGTGGTTTGAAGGCCCAAGATGGCAATAGTCTATCAAATCTCCCTGCATGGCGATGCTTTTGACGCAAGGGGGAAGGACTGGGTTGAGCTAGAGGCTGAGAGCGGCTGTAAGCGCGACACAGAGTGGAAAGACCCCATCCTCAACAGACATATGCTGGAAACAGAGTTCGGATGCGCTGTGAGCCATTTGCGCGTTTGGAGAAAGATAGCCAACTCTGGGCTGAACGGTATAATTCTAGAGGAAGATGCAATTTTTGAAAGCTTCGATGTCACGAATGTTGACGCGGTTTTGAAACATCACGACAGCGCTTGGCTCGGCTACAGAAAAAACAGTCTGGGTTACTGGTATAACTGTCACGCCTATGCTCTTACACCGACAACGGCTCGACTGCTGATCGATGGATTTTCAGAAAACATTATCCCAGTGGATGAGTGGGTTCCACTGACGCTCTTAATGCAAAAAAAAGAAAACTACTTCTTTGAGCCAGAGCGGGTCAAGCAAATCCCACGATCAATAAGACCCAGCACAATAGAGGCAGCACCAATGCAAAATCACGTTTTAACAGTAGGCACAGACCAAGAAAAAATGTGGGCGCTTGAACAATCAGCAAATCGTCACGGCATAACGTATTTAAATTTAGGACAGGGGGTCGAGTGGACGGGCGGCTCAATGGAAGCTCACGGCGGCGGTCAAAAAATAAATTTAACACGCAATCACCTTCTCACACTTCCAGATAATGACACGGTTCTTTTTGTAGATGGCTACGATGTTTTGTTTTGCGATGATCTGCAAACAATGGTTGAGCGCTTCGAGGGCTTTGATTGTGACATACTTTTTGCGGCTGAAAAGGACTGCTGGCCTGACCCAAAGATGGCCCCAATGTTTCCGATGACCCCCACGCCATATAAATATTTGAACAGCGGCGTTTACATAGGAAACGTCAAAGCTTTGAGGGAATTTTTCAACGAGATCGTTATGGGCGATCAAGATGATCAACTTTGGATGCAAAAACGTTTTGTCAATCAAACGGGTTTGAGCATCAAGCTGGATTATGAGGGCTACATTTTCCAATGCAACGATGAAGTTTCTGTTCAAGATGGTCAAATTTCAAATGGTATGTGTTGCCCCTGCCTATATCACGGAAATGGTGGCGATGACGCCAAGGCTAGATTTTTAAATTTAGCAAAGACGTTTGGCTACGTTGAGGAAGCGCAACAGGTCAAAAGCCCATATTATATGGATTTAGACTTTGAGGTGGTGGCAAACGATATTTTGGTCACGAAGTTTCTGACGGAAAGTCAGTGCCGATACATCATCGACAAGTCCGAAGCGCATGGCGGCTGGTCACCACTGCCTGATGATAAGTTCCCCGCCTATGAAATCAGGCTCAAAGAGTTGGGCCTGTGGGATGAATACGAGCGCCTGTGGCGTCAAAAGTTAGGCGTTATAAGTGAGAAACACTGGACGCCAATGAAGCACTACGGGCTGCGGGATGCGTTCTCAATGCGATATTCGGTGGACACGCAAAAGACACTTGGGCTGCATTGTGATGCAAGCCATGTGACAGGCTCGGTAAAGCTTAATGACAATTATGAGGGCGCAACTCTAATCTTCCCCCGTCAAACTTTTGACAACGAATATGTTTCGATTGGTGACTGCATTTTGTTTCCATCACAGGTCACCCACGGTCATCATGTTGATGAGTTAAAATCGGGAGTGAAGTATTCTTTAACCATGTGGACGAGTAGATATGAGGGTGATGTGAATTAGCATGGAGACATTTATTACGAAATGTAATATAATCCCGCAAATCACTCGCGAGGTGTAATTATGGCAACGGCTCTCGACAACGCCCTTGGGCCAGTGGCGGCACAAATGATTAATCAGTTCGGCACAACCGTCATCATGCGTGGCGGTGAAGTGTCGAGCTATAATCCCACCACAGGCGTTTTGTCGAAGTCGCAGCAAGAGCAAACTCGCAAGGCGATCATATCAAGCGCAAAGACAAAAGCTGGCGGTGCAAGTGAGGTTATCGCTGTTGGGGGGCAACCCCTGTCAACTCAGGCTGCGTATGATAAGGCAAGCTTTGTTTTAATCATGGCAAGGGCGGGTGAAGCTTTTGCGCCAGAAGTCGGCTATGAGGTCGAGTTTAATTCAAAGAAATATAATGTAATCGCGGTCACTCCAAACTTTTCGGGTGATCTTGTCGCGACTTATGACGTGGCGGTGGCACTATGATCGAAAAAAGCTTTGAATTGGATCTTTCAAAATTCGTTCAACAAGCGGGTTTAAATGTGGAAACAGCCGTTCGTCGCGTTGGCTTCGACGTTCTAAATAAAGCAAAGGCAAACACGCGGGTTGATACGGGGCGACTGCGTGGATCTTGGAATATAACCGAAGAAGTGGTCGATCAATCTGTTCTTAAAGAAGCGCCAGACAGTCAGAAAAACTATTACGGGCCAGAAGCCCAGAACGCGGTTGGATACATAAGCGGCAAGGGTGAAGTTTATATAACCAACAACGTCGAATATGGCCCGTTTATAGATTTAAAAGATAACATCGTCGATCTGACGGTGGCTCAAGTCGAAGCTGAAATAAATGCAACGCTAAGAGAGCTAGAAAAGGGCTAAGTCTTGATATATAAAATTACAAATTGTAATAAATAGGGAAATCATGAGCAGTTTCGCGGATGAAAGAGCGGCAATTGAAAAGCGCTTCAAGGACAATTGGACAACCACTCCGATTGCTTTTGATAATGTTGGGTTTCGCCCGACTGATAGCGAATACGTTGCGATTTTCATTCAGAATGCTTCTGCCACTCAAATTGAACTAACAGGAACAACGCCCAGCCACAGATACACAGGGCTTATTTCGATCCAGATTTTTGTTGATGCAAACTCTGGCTCTCAAACTGCAAGAACTTACGCCGACACGATAGCCGCGATCTTTCGGAACCAGCGTTTTAGCAGTGGAAACAGCGGCACAATCATCTGTCGAACCCCAAACGTCCAAAGGGTCGGGGTAGTCGAAGGAA